GTTAATCTATCTGCTTTTAATTCACATTTTCTTCTTTTCAATTTCATCGTGCAAGGCTATTTCGTTTTTATTTGCTTTAAAGCGCCTCTCAACTTCCACAGCGCCTTTTTTAATCTTACCCATTACCTCGCCATTCTTTAGGGTCTTTTCGTCACGCTTAAGCTTCCTATAGCCCTTAGGATAGGTATTCTTTTCTATAGTATCGGCTTCTGAATTAGCCTTTGAATATCCAGGCTTCTGCATAAGGGAGTTTTTAGAGCTTAGTTTGTTTTTAAGAATTATTTTCATGTTTGCCTTTAAAGCCCCACGAGGTGTGGGGCGCTGTCAGGAAGTTAATAATAAGTAGTTTCATTAGCCTAAGTCAGGAGATAGCGTTCAATGATTTCCTTACCATCAATCCAACCATAGCAAAAATAAGCCGCATAGCCAACACTTTTAACCGTATCAATAAATTCTTCTTGGGCTATCCAGGTGTCAGTTCGCCTCTCAGATGGGGTATAATTTTTGTTCCTTTTTACTTCCAAAAATAAGCCGTGATAGCTATTTGTTGGATAATAAAGAAATAAATCACTAGCGCCCGGACGCAATCCCATTAGTTTTAAATTCCAGCCCTGTTCGGGGCTTCGCTTGCCCTCGTTATTCTGCTTTAGATAAAAATTACGAACAATTGGGTGGTAACTTAACCATTTTACAAGAGCTCTTTGTTCCTGGTTCTCGGTCAAAACCTTTAGCTTCGTCATTAATAATATCCTTGTTATCATTGACACCGTATAGCTTTTTAAATAAATCAGTCATTGATTTATGGTCTTTTAAGTTCATTGTTCTTTTTCGTTTTCCCATTCACAAATTCCTCTTCTTCCTTGACCTTGCGTTCGTATAGTTTTACAGCTTCAGACACAGGCATCTTAGGCGGTAATAGCATTCTAATTTGCTTAAACCATTCAACAAACTCCTCTGCTTTCTTCCCTGATAATTTACTCATTCTCAATCTCAATAGGGTCAATTATGCAAAAATGCGTAACATCCTTAATGGTATGCTCTTCGTTATCATTATTTATCCACTCATAACTTCCATTATTCATTTCAAAATTATGGGCAACATGGACGCAGCCACCTTTAGTTCGCACCAAACAATCAGTAATTGCATAAGCTGGCTTAAAATTTCTTACATTGAACCACTTCAATTCACTTCTCCTTGTTATATAAATGCAACTGCTCAACCATTTCCATATAGCAAATTATAGCTTCTTCAATCTTCTCATCTGGGCACATCTCTAAAACCTGCCTACAATGCTCTCTAAGCCATTCAACATCATCCCCGCCATGCCCATCTGAAACTTTCTTAATCAAAGCACAGAGGTGATTCTTTCTAGCTATCCATAGCCCTTTATTCATAATTTAATCTCGACACCAACTCTTATACATCTTTTGAGGCCCATTAGCACCTCTAGATTCAACTTTCTCATCAATCCTAGGCTTCCCTGTATACCCAACCTTTTTAAGGTGCTCTATGACCTCTATTTCTCGTAAAAACCGCACTCTGTCATATGCATATTCAGGAGGGAATGTTAAAGACAAAACCTCCTCAACCTCAAGAAGGTATTTTTTATACTCAGCGTACACAGTTGCATCATAAAACTTAGAGCTTTTAGTAATTTGCTCTTTAGGCCATGTAGGATGCTCTTGCGTGCCTAGTTTCATCTTCTGTGAATTGGCAAGTTCCATGTACTCAGCCATGCGCTCTTTAAACCTCTTGCGTTCTTCGTCTGAAGCTATTTTTGGCTCAGGAGGGGCTTCTAATGCTTTCTGGGTTTTGTATTGTTCCAGTGATTCCCATGCAGTTGCAGGATTTGAGCGATAAAGGGTTAGGCAATCATCATAATGGGATTTAACTTTGTTCTTGAGCTGTTCCGGCTTGTCGTTAGCAACGGCCCAACTGCCTACCTGAGCGAACACCATCTTCACAATAGGATGACAGAAATCACGCTTAACCATGAGATTGATAATGTCATCTTGTGAAGGGATCCCTGATTCTCTTAGGCACAATTCAACTAGCTGCCCCAGAGTTGGAGGGAATTCTTTGTAAATGGATAGGGCTTTATTGGCTCCTTTCTTGAAAATATCCACTGAAAAGCAAGAAAGCTCTTCTAACCAATCCTCAAGGCAGTAAATCCAATCCTGGTCACTTCTAAGTCTGCTAGTCCAAAGCGAGCCATAGCGTGATGAGAACTTAGCAAACAGTCTTTCAATAAGAGCCGTATCAACAAAATTATGAAGATAAGTTACCGTGCTGGTCATAAGTGCGCGCTCCATTGTTAATTTTGTTGCGTATAGTTTCCATTGCCCTTGAATAGGCATCTCCGCTCTTGTCTTTGTGCAGATTTACTTTGCGCTGCGTTTCCGGTTGCAGGTTGAATTTAATTTCACGCTTAATCCAAGACATTAATCGCTGCGGGCTTACCATCTGTGGCTCTATTTGGGCAGCGTAATGGGTTACGCATTCATCATGGATGTCTTGAAAGGTCTTGTCTTTCTTAACCTCTTCGGGCAACTGCTCATAAAGTTCATGGCATTTTTCATGCCTCACCGTTTTCTCTCTGAGCATCAAAGCTTTTCGCTGTTGTTCTGCCTCCAAAAACAATTCAACCTCCACGCTGTGTGTGTGATTGTTAATATCTTTTATTTTTTTAATTCTTTTATTTGTTGTATGGGGTTTTTCCACCATGGTGCTTTTTCCAGAAGGTGGATTTTCCAGGTTCTGGTTTTTGCCTGTTGTGGACTTTTCTTCTACGGGCTGAATTTCGTTATACAGTATGGTTTCCCAGCGAATTACCTGGCCTTTCTCATTCTTGATTGCAACACTTTTTAGGAGTCCGATGCGTTTTAAGTCATCCAATCTAGACCTTATGAAATCTTCACCCTTCTGGAACCTATTTCTAAGATTGGTGACGGATATTTCCCAGTCATTAGGTTTAGAGGCTAGATACAGATAGATGCCTAAAGCGGCTGGGTCAATGATGGCTTCGATGGTTGCGTTAAGAATAGTAGTGAAGGTTGATTGAGAATGTTTCAGATAATGGGGTGTATTTTTAACAATGCTCATTGTATAATGGCCTTATGTCATGGATGCATTAAGCTGTAACTCGCCAATACTTTGGCATCCGGTTCAAAATGAATGAAAGGCAAACTTGGCGGTAAGTTTTCATTCTGTAATAAGTCTCTGCTGGGAGACACGATGTAGCCCAGCCAGTTTCTTTTCTCAATTATGCTCTAAATCAAAAACAAATCACACAATTTTCAATATAGACTATAAAACTTTTGATGCAGATTGGTGCCAAATATCTAAACGCATCAATTGGCACTCAAATTTATTTAAATAAATAAAACAATAAAAATAATTAAATAAATATTTGCATTAATTATTTAATGTGATATATTTGCATTTATTGAAAGCAACTACAAATAAGGCTGGTAATATAATGCAAATCAATGATTCTTTCAAATCTATTACAAGCAAGGTTCCTAAAGCGCTATGGATGTATTTAAGGATTTCTGCTATAGAAAATAATATGTCAGTTAATGAGTTAGTTGTAAGCTTATTAGAGAAAAGCAGGAAAAAATTAGAAGCAAAAGACAAAGAAAAGTAGTAGAAAAAGATATTGGTGTGAAGACTGCGAATCCTCACACCGGTGAACAATAAATAACTCTTCAACGGAGATTTACAATGAACACATTGCAAAGTGTAACGCACAGTAACGTGCAAAATCAACACAAGTCATCATGGATAGATGACCCTTTTAACTTAAAAGGTGCTTTTGATGGATCAAAACCAGTGAACCATAAGACAAATCTTCACAATTATTCTATAGAGCTTGTTAGCCAATATGCAGATTATGATAATGGCCAATATAACTTACAGCTCGACTCAATCCCTGAAGAAGACCAAAATGAATTAGTACGTTTATTTCTTGAAGCTACAGGCCGTGAAACAACAGAATGCGTTTACGGTGATGACTTCACAATAGAGAGTGATTTCACCTGTGCGCTCTTATCTATGCTGCAAAATGACAACCCAGAAACTCGTGAACACTTCGCTGAAGTAACCCGTAAAAATACCATTCTTTACTACAAAAAATCTCTCCAAGAAATCTTGGATGAGGCTTGCCATGACTTTCTTTGTAATATTTTAGAAGCAGAAAGCAATAGTCGTTGGGGTGCGTATGACTAATGATATCGAGAAATATGGAAATCATGAGTTCGAGATATTTGAATACCCTGACGATGATTATCCAGATGATAAATCTTATTACTATCGAATCTATTTAGGTGACAAAAACTATACAGAGTCAGATGGCAACATGTTTGAGTCGTACAACGAAGCCAGGTTTGCAGTAATTGGCCATATAACACTATTAGAACAAGGACGAACACCATGATTATGAAAGATCACATTACAGCCAAAGAACGGCTTAAATTCAAAAAAGTTAAATTCTTATGGCTGTTCAATAAAAGATAAATGCTTCATGCGCCTTAATACGTGTTTAGGGCGTATCTGGAATTTATCGAAGGTCTTAAGTGACCATAATTAAAATGTGTAGGAGTTGTAAAATGGCGTTAAAAGCAAAAAAACCATCGGCTATCGAGTGCAGACTTAAAGCCTTGTTCTATGGTTGTGCCGGTGTCGGTAAGACGTTCGCAGCAATCCAGTTCCCTAAGCCCTATATCATAGATACTGAAGGCTCAACTAATAAACCTCAATATGTGAACCTTATCGAAAAGTCAGATGGCGCAGTACTTATGACTGTAGACTTTGATGAAATGATTAACGAAGTCAGAGAGCTTTTAACGACCAAGCACGACTATAAAACATTGATTCTTGACTCCCTAACGTTAGCTTATAATGACCTTCTCGAAAAGGCCGAGCGTAAAGTAGGAACTGACTTCGGCCGACATTATGGCGAGGCTAATAAACGCATGAAACAGCTCCTCAATCTGCTTTTTAGACTAGACATGAACGTTATTATTACCTCTCATTCTAAAAACGAATACGGACAAAATTTAGCGGTTTTAGGACAAACCTTCGATTGCTATAAAAAGCTAGATTATCTTTTCGACCTAGTGTTTGAGATTCAAAAGCGCGGCTCTCATCGCATAGCATTAGTTAAAAAGTCACGCTTTGAGGCTTTCAAAGATAGCGATACATTCCCATTTTCCTATGATGAGATTGCAGAGCGCTATGGTCGTCACATATTAGAACGAGACGCTGTAGCACAAGAATTAGCAACGACTGAACAGGTATGTGAGATTGTTAGGCTTATAGACTTATTAAAGATTCCAGTAGAAACGTATCAAAAGTGGCTTGATAAGGGCTCTTCTGACGGCTGGGAAGACATGCCTAAAGAGGCAATTCAAAAGTGCATAGACCATCTAGCCGCGAAGATTAAGGGTGAATAATGAATCCCAATGAACTTAAAGAGCAAGCAGAAACAATGTATAGGATGGCGCACTGTCGCCAGCCTTACTACGCAATCATAGAAATAATAGAAGCAAGATTAAAAGAGATTTTTGAGAAAGGAATGAAAAAAGGAACTTTACAATCAAAGGAGCTACAAGATGTTTCAATATGAAGTTTTATCAGAAGCTGAAGCAATGCAAGAAAGGTTCCATTTACTTAAAGAAGGCATCTATGACGCAGTAGTAACTGCGTCTGTTGATACCCGTTCTTCTAATAGCGGTAATCCGATGATGGACATGACAGTTACAGTCTATGATGAGAACGGCAAAGGGCATGAAGTCCGAGACTTTCTTGTATTCACTAAGATGATGATGTGGCGCGTTATTCACTTCGCAGAATCAGCAGGTCTTTTAAAAGTGTATGAAGAAGGAAAACTTTGCTCAGAAACTGTTATAAATTCAAGGGTTAAAGTAAAAATAATTGTTGAACCTGGAAGCGAAATACCTGAAGATAAGCTTAAAGGAAAGCCGTTGGGAACTAAGTACTTTGATAAGAACAAAATCGAAGATTATATTAAGAAAGAAGAAGGATCATCTAAAGAGTGCGCAGCTAGTAAAGAATTCTTTGAAGATGATAAAATACCGTTTTAAGAGTTACCATATAGTAAAGAATTCAATCAGCGTACGTAATGATTGAAAGGTGAGGTAACGCCTACCATAAGTAAGGCTAAATGCCTGTGGTTACCTGCGAGGCGGCAGTACTAGAGCCACAAGGCGGTGAGAGGCCTCCACAGTTTTTGACAATCGCGGCGTGGACAGTGACACGCATATTTTGAAGTATGGCGATATGGTGTAAAGCAGACTGAGAAAGCGGCCATACGCTTCCCTCTTTATTGCGCTGCGAAGAAGCCGAGCAGGTGCAATTCCCGCCGATTGTTGCCATATTGGAGCGGAGCTCGAAAAGAAGATGACGTATACAAAGAACCACGCTGGGTATATGAGCATTTATCGAAGAGCGCCTTATTTTGCTGTTACTGAAGCGGGGCTTTTATTAGCTAACAAGGTAGGTGCAGGTGAAAGTCTTGTCGCTCCATTTTTAAGGACTAATAATGTATGATTTTCTGTGTATTCCATTAACTATTTTTGCCTGTCTTGCTAGATATGCGTTAATTATTTGGGCGTCTAAAGAATGAGCGCAACAAACTCTTTTAAAACATTAAAAAATGGCGATGAATTTTACGCCCTACATTGCTCGATCATGAAGATTTTATTTAATGATGAGAGTATGGTGCAGTCGCATTTAACAATTTTAGAAAGCGAAAACTTCTCAAATTCAGGAAGTGCTTTTAAGTCTAAAAATGAATCTATAGACGATATGATTAAAAAGCTAGAGGCTTTAAAGGAATGAGTGCCCCATGGGAATGTCCGCGGTGTCACAAAATAAATGCGCCATTAACTCCCTTTTGTGATTGTAATCCTAAAAGCCACCCTTTTATGCCAATGTCAACGCCTGGTTGCTATACTTGGCCACCAGTAACCGATAGATGCCTTATATGTAACGGATATCACGGCAAAGGATTGCAATGCGCCACTTTAAAGGCTGAATGATGAAAGATGTTGAAAAATACAGAGCAAATAGAGAGGTTCCATATGGAAAAGCCTATATTGTTAAACATCCTCGAACTGGTGCTAAGTTAGTATGTATTGCTTCTAATGATAAAGGCTGGAATCATATCTCTGTATCACTGGCTAATAGAACTCCAACTTGGGATGAAATGGCATATATTAAAAAAGTGTTCTTTGATGATGAGGATTTATGTGTACAGATTCATCCAAAGAAATCTCAATATGTAAATTACCATGAACATTGCTTACATATTTGGCAGCCACCAAAAGAAATAGCAGAATTATTTGAGTACATATAATGAGCTTTAAAGACAAAACATTTTGTGCTTCACCAAACTGCCAAAATGAGTGTGGAAGAAAATTAAACGAAGAACAGCGAATAGACTTAGCGATGCTAGAAGATGCTGGTTATTGGTCTGCTATTGTTAGTTATGCGTATTTTTGTGGAGAGCCTTCATATGATAAAAAAGAAGCTTAAACAAGTAGTTTGTTTTTTCATGCTTCATGATTATAGAGTTGTGCGAGAAGAATACGGCAGGCTCACGAATGACAAAGTTCTATATAAAGAAGTTATTGGTGACTGCATACGCTGTGGCAGACCTTTTGAGAAGAAATGACTAAAACAATTATAATAGTTTGTGACTGGTGCGATAGAGAAATGAAGCGTGATGGCTGGTATGTTTCTTATGTTGACTCGCAAATTGAGGCTTTAAATAGAACGCTGCATTTTTGCGACTACGAACATATGAGAGATTATCTAATAAAAAAGACTTCAGGACTAAGGCCGCTTAATGAATAAGACAAAGTACATCCCCGTCCCAAAGCATGGCCTAATAGATAAGCCAGGTTATTATTTTTTAGAGCGAGATTTTATTTCAAAAGACATTTATGCTATTAAAATTGAATGTAACAATGTAACTTTAGACCTAAACAAGTATAGTGTTTTAACACAATATAAAAACAAATCTATAACTACTTATGGAATTTTTGCCCCAGAACAAACTAACACCTTTATTTTAAATGGTCGAATTATGGGATCATCATTTGGGGTGCATGCTCCTTACAGTAAAAACTTTTCAGCTCTTTTAATCGCAGTACATGAATGTTCTTTAGTAGGAATGAATATAGGTGGCTCTTTCCCATCAATTAAAAACTGTGACATTAGATACATTGGAGGCCATGAAAGCGAAGGCTATGCTATAGGAATAAATTCTACTGATGCAAGCAATGCTGTTATAAGTTCAAATATTATCCGTGATATTTATAGACAAAATGTATCGAAAGATATAATAGGTGAAGGAGTCGCTATCCTTTTGGGCCATGACAGTAAAAGTTGTATGATTTCATCTAACACTGTTCTTAATGAGCAGTTTGATCTAAACAGTTATTCTTTATGGGCCGTTGGAAAAAGTCATTTAATTACAAATAATGTATTTTGTAATTCGCAATATGGCGTTTATATGGGGAATTCTATTTTGCAATCTAATATAATTATGCTTAAAGAGCGCCAAGACAATTCTTTTGCCGTTTCTGGAGGCGAAGGAACCTGCTATGGCAATGCGTTAATAAATTATGAAAAAGATTATAACTACGAACTACAAGAAGAAACTACAAAGCCAATTCCATTCAGAATAGAATAAGAAAAGATATGAATAAATCCAAAAGACTAATCATTATGCCTTGCCCTCCTTTATCAAGATATCCTGAGCCTTTAAAAGACCAATCCCATGCAGAGTTAATAGATTGCCCTAAGTGCAAAGAAAAGATGTGGATTACAGATAAAAAGAACGGCGCTTTAATGTTCGCTTCATTCTTAAACCAAGACATATTGCTTGGTTGCTATGATTGCATTGAAAAGCATGCTGAAGAAAATGCTTCCGCAATGTCCATGAGCAAAAGTAGCAGGGTAGATTTATAGGAGACCATATTGCCGATGCCAACAATATGGTCTACATAGATTACATAGAAAGACTATTAGAGCTTTCTGCTTCAGAAGTTTCTGCTTTAACTTTTTTGTTTTTAGAAAATAAAGAACTAAATGCTTTACTTGCCGAAGCAGTCTTTTCACCAACCGCTATTTTAAATTTATCCCAAAGTTCAGATAATTGTTGCTTCAAACTAGCATTTTCTTTCTTAAGCTCGACAATTTCTTGTTTGAGCTTAATTATCTCTTCATCTTTTTGAGCTTTTATAGGTTTAGGGCCGGTCTTTAAGCACTCTATCATCTGAGCTCTCATTTCTGCGAGCTGTTTCCTTACCCCAGCAATATCATCATGAAGCTCTTTAAAAGCTACTATTTTGTAAGTTACAATCTCTGGCTGTTCTTCTGCTTGTTCTGACATTGGTTACCATCCCTTGCTTTTAGTTACGTTAGATTCAAATTCAACGGCGACCTTAGCTGTGTCACCTGTACCGCCAAACATTGTAAACCATCTGCGCTTAGAATAATCTGGCATTTTAAATACTTCGGTATTTTGTACGGCGCCTTGAAATTGTAGTTCATCTTCTGAGTCTAATACGGCTGCTTTATAGTGTTTCAATAAAGCCTGTCTTGCTGGGTCTTGGCCCCATGTTTTATCTAATTTTTTATCAATAGCTTTGCCATGCTCATTCCAAGCAGCTCTTACAAGTTGCTTTTTAAGTAATTTATTTTGTTCTAAAACTGCTAGTAATAATAGTTGGGTCTCTGATGCCTCAGTTTTAAGAGTTGCAACCTCTTTTTTTAAGTTCCCATAACTACTAGCAATCTCTTTAATAGCGAAATTTGGAATGAGCATTTCTACTGTAAGGGTCTTAGTTACATCATAAGGGTCTTTGTTTCCGCTTTTCTTAAGCCAAGCAAAGAGGTCAGCTTTTTCATAAATATGACCAGAAGGTGTTAATACTGGTTCTACTATATCGCCTATCAGTTTATTAGAAATAGGACAGATATAATCTGTTATAACTTCAACTGTTTTTGGTTTTTCATTACCTGGCATTTTCATTTCCTTAAGTTTTAAAAAAAAGTAGAATATCAAAAATTACCATCAACCACTATATAAAGATGCTTAAATTTTATTTAGTATGCTTATTTTATTTCAAATCAAGGACTTATATTTATGCATGAGTTTTATTTGGCTTCGGCTGCCTTGGGCATAGGAATAGCGGTCGGGCACAAATGGCAATTGCCGAGCCTTTTCTGTGGCTTATTTACTTTAGGCATTCATTCTTTATTAATGTTATTAATAAAATGAACGATTTTACAAAAGAAGAGCTACAAATAATTCTTGAAGGTATATTATGGCGAGACGCAACTATTTTGCCCTGTGATAGACCAGAAAAATTAAAAGGCAAAATCCAATCCATGATTGACGGCTACTGCGAACATAGATGGGCAGTTTATATAAGCTCCAATGGCAATGACGTTAAGTGTCAGTCGTGTAATAAGAGTATATGGGCATGAATGACTTTACAAAAGAAGAGTTAATAACATTAAAAAACGGAGTTGAATATTTATCCGATAGAACATCCTTAAGTCTTCAATATATCGATAAATGCAATGCGATAATATCCAAGCTTATATCTATGCTGGATAATTATTGTGAACATGATTGGGGTGTTGGTTTTGGTTCCATATATTCCCCTGTAATCTATTGCAAGAAATGTTATTGCCAAAAGCCCTTAGTTCCAGATGAGGCTTTTAATAAACTCATTAGTATGGAGCATTAAATAAAATGAAATGGTATTCAGTGATGGGCTTAATTGGCAGATAGTTATTATCCAAAACTAGCCAACTGAAATCGTATGAGCTGAGTTTGATTTTTTGTACTTTCATTAATGAAGCTCCGGTAGATGTGCAATATTACAGCAATTATCTAACGTTGACTACATTAACTACACTTATTACCTACGGTCTGATTATAGTAATAACCAGACTTAAGTCTATTTTAGATCATAATACTAACAACCTGCATTGATAAAATACTCCAAGACCAGACTATAATCAGCACAAAATATGGGCAACAATTTGATTAATATTTATACCGATATTCGGTGTTATTTTAAACCATATTGTAAAAATTCGGTATAATTCGCTTTTGAGCGAAT